TATAAGGTAGAATAAGTTCTGTAATCTCCATTGCAGCGGCGTTTGGTGTAGGTATTTCCATTATCGTTTAGCCTGTTGTTTTTTCATTTCTTCTTCTTCTTTTTCTAGAAATTCTAATAATAAACCAACATATATTTCCCTCTCCCAAGGCATCATTTCTTCCAATTCTGTTAAACTCCAATTATGATGTTGTACCATCGAAAAGTTTGTTTTTAAATAATTAGTTACAGAATCATGAGAGAGGGCTACTCGAAAAAACTTCCAATTCCCTCTATGACTACTTCACCTTTCTTTTTAGTTTTGGGATTAGTAACTTTAACAGTATGAGCTACTTTAGGCATAGTGTCAAAAAACAATGTTATTTTTTCAAATTGATCAGTGGTTAAACTATCAATAAATTCTGATAAATCAGAATCAGACATATCTACTTTATTATGCACTGTTTCTCCATCATGAACTTCATGCACACATCTTTTCATAACACTTATCATTTTGTCTACATCGGCAATATCTTCAGTTACACCCATCATGTCATTTATTGTAGGATATTTCATCATAATTTTAATTTTATCGGTTATTTCTATTGTATTGGTATGATCATCTTTCATAGTCACACCAATATCTTCTAAATTCAAAGTAGTACTTACTTTAGTTTCATTATCATCAGGACAAGTCAAACTTAATTCAACTTTTTCTCCTACAGATTTTCCACGTATTCTTAAAAATAAATATTCCATATCAAACATAGGTATAGTATTTGGATCAACTTTTCCAAATGTACACGAATTAATTATACCAATAAGAGAATCTCTTATTTGTATTTCATCACCAGATTCAGAAGCCATCATTAAAACTTTTTGATCTTTAACTAAGAATGGTCGGTATTTAATCTTTTCTCCACTAGAGGGTTGCTCAAGCTCATATGTTGGTGTTTGTAGTTTCGGTAGTGCCATAATTATTCATCCTTTATTATAATTTATTTAATACTCTAGGTAAGTTCCTAGAAATATTTCTCTCCACACTTCTAATCACTGTGTTAAAAATTCTGTTAGATATATTGTTTCCTGTCTGATTTGCGTCTAGATTTGTCCACTTTCTAAAAGTAAATTGTACATTTGTTTTAAGAATTTCTGTTGCAGCTTGATAATTTAAATTACTTGCTGTAATAGTTTTAGGAAAAACTTCTTCCATTCGTAAACCATATCTACGGCGATCTTGTTGATCTAAAAGGTACACTTCCATAGAACCAATATAATTATTATAGTATCCT